ATTGCCCCTCTTAGCTCTAGCAATTCTATCCTTTAGGTTATCTGTATTAACTCTCATGACTCGAACCTCTTTCTTAGCTTTTCATATTGAGCGTATGCGGCTTCCTCTTCTGCAATATCAGCCTCTAGCTTCTTTCTTTTGCAGCGATTCTCATACTCTTGTTGAGTGATTAGGTTAAGGCGGTATCGAGTGAGGTCGTCTATTGATTGCGCCCTGTCGTCTAGCTCAACGTAATACCCATCGTAGTCTGGGCAAAACTTAGTATAAGACCCGTCAGTGAAGGCCATATAAAACCCCCCGCAATCGTACACCCCGCTAATGGTTTTGCCTATTAAGTCTTTTGGTCTAGTGATTGTTTCCATAACCCCTCCTAATAATTACCCTGACCTTAACAATTATCGTAACTCTGAGCAATTACAATAATTTCATATAAATTTAACTTGACACGCATTTTGTTACCTTTCGTAAAACATGGTATAATCGCGCTACAAACCGTAACATTAGACCTATAGGAGAGAATATGTCTGAAGTTCAAGCCGGTGAAGGCGCGGAAGTCGAGCAGAAGGTAGCTCCCGAAGCAGACTCCCAATCTTCAACTATCACACCGGAAGCTGATAGCACCAGTAATGACACGACTGAGAAAGATGTTGCAATCGAAAGCCCAGAGGGTAGCCCCCAAAAGGATGCCGATTGGTATGAAGCGCAGATTAAGAATTTAAAAGCTGAATCAGCGCGTAAACGCGATAAGATTAAAACTGAACGTGAAAAGCGTGAAAAAGCCGAGGCTCGATTAAAAGAGCTTGAGGAAAGTCGCCCGAAACAAGATGATTTCGGTGATTATGACGCGTATCAACGAGCAGATCAGGAGCATGCTTTAAAGCGTGTATTGGCCGAGGAGCGGCTGCGCGAAACGAGTGAAGTTGTTGAAACTCCACAACCTGCTGACCCTATTCAGCAAGCTAATGAGGCTTATGTTGAGGTGGTTAAGGGTTATTTTGGTAAGGAAGGCGCTGTAAGTCAGGCCGCTTATCAGAATAAAGAGGCTATTTTCAATGACGCGCTAATGAATCGCACTCCTGATGAGCAAGCTACGATTATTCGTGAGCTAGCGAGAATGGATAACGCTGCTGAAGTTGTTATGAATGTTGCTGACAATCCCCAGGCTTTATATGAGCTTGCTACTGAGCCTTCACTATTCCGTGTTGCTAGTGCGTTACAGAGTGCTAAACCTGCCGTGAGGCAAAGTGTAGACGCTCCACCACCAGTGCCGGAAGTAGATGGATCAACGGGTTCTCTTGATGGTTACGATATGGATACCATTGAAGGGGTTCGAGCTTGGAAAAAGGCTAACGGCTTACGTTAAGTTTAATTTATCGCACCAACATTTTTTTAAATTAAAGGTGCTATAAAATGGCTAATACATTTCAGAATACCTCCCTTGTCACTGACCTCGTAACTGAGCGTCTGTCCAATATGCTCGTTAAAGGCGGCATGGTAAAACGTGACTTGGAAGGTGATTTTTCCACTGCTAAATACGGCAGTACAATTAATATGCGTAGACCTGTGTACTTCGCTTCCTCTACTGGTGCTGTTATCGGTGGTTCAGACACTTCTGACATCGAGCAAGGTACTGTACCTGTAGTTGTTGATAGCCGTCATAAAGTTGTATTTGAACTTGACGGTGATGAGCGCGCTCTGGATATTACTTCTAGCCGTGTTCAGGATTGTATCAACGCTGCTGCTGAGGAATTGGCTAACGTGGTTGAGCAAGCGATTGCTGACGAGGCTGAGACTTCTGTATGGAACTACATTGACGCTACTTCTGGTATCACTCTTGATGACATCGGTGAAGCTGAAGCCTTCATGATTGCTCAAGGTGTTAACCAAATGGCTGACCTGTACGGTTGTGTAACTCCTAACAGTGGTCGTCTGCTGTCTAAAGAAGTTTCTACTAACTTCTCATTCCCAAGTGTTGCTCGTGTTACTGACGCGATGGATCGTGCAAAAGTTGGTATGTATAACAACGTATCAATCATGCGTGACCAAGTGTTGGCTACTCACACTTCTGGTGTTGCTACAGGTACTATCCTGGTTAACGGTAACGACCAAGATGTGAACTATGACGCGGTTGCTACTACTTACAGCCAAAACCTGGTTCTGGATGGCGCTACTGCCTCTCAGACTGGTTTGTTCAAGGCGGGCGATGTAATTAACATTGCAGGTTTTGAAGCTGTTAACCGTAAGACTCGCAAGGCTACAGGTGAGCTGCAAGACTTCATCGTATTGGCTGACGCTGATTCAGATGGTTCTGGTAACGTAACTGTATCTATCTCGCCTCCAATTATCGGTGAAGCGGGTGCTGCTGCGGGTTACAACACTATCGACACTAACGTAACTGATACCACAGCTATGGATGGTGCAGCTATTACTGTTAAGACTGGTCAATCGGGTGCGGTTCGTAAAGAAAACCTGATCTTTGCTCCAGAAGCTATGCAGTTGGCTATGGTTGATCTGCCGGACGTTTCAGGTGAAGGTGCTAAATCTTCTACCCGTAACTATGAAGGTGTTAGCTGTCGCATGGTTCAACAGTATGACGTTGTTAACGACAAGACTATCTCACGTTTTGACGTTTTGTTTGCTGTTAAGTGTGTTCAGCCTTACTACGCGTTCCGTATTGGTACGTCTAAGTAAGACCGAGTTAGGGGGTTGCTTCGGTAGCCCCTTTCTTTATTTAAGGAGAGAGGAAATGCAATTACAAGTATGGTGCTTGACTGAAGGTGGTGCGGTAATGGGTAAAACCATTCGAGAGCGCGATTGGAAAGAGAATCCAGAGAATGAATTGATGGATTTAAATGGGTACGTTAAAAACCCCCTTCACCTACCAGGCGCGGAAGGCCGATTGGTTGAGGCGATTGTTGCAGATAAGAAAGATCAGTTGGAGCGTGTTACTGACTTGAAAGAAACGCTCGAAAAGGTTGGTGATACCGAAGATGAATCCTATGAGGATGTGTGTAAGTCTGAGGAATTGCTAACAGCCGAGATTGCCGAGAAAGAAGAATCACAGAAGTTAAGTGAGAGAGAGTTGGGGCAATATGGTGAGGCTTTTGCTGATGCGGTTGAGGTAGAGAATTTTCTCCTTAATCTAGGTTCAGAAAGGTCTAAAAAGAAAATCTGGAAGTTTTTAGATGATAGAGCGATTGCTTATTCTAAAGACTTAACATTGAAGCCCTTGAAGGCTTATTGTCGAGAGATATTTCATGACAGTTAAACAAAAAGTTATTGAAAGCGCGTTTGCTAAGGCTGCTATTCTCCCTGAAGAGGAAGGTTTGTCGGCCAATGAATTGATACGCGTTTTAGCTTTGATGAATAACTTGGTTGAGGTTTGGTACGATGATGGAATTACTATCCCTTATCTGATTTCTGACAATCTCTCAGATGATACGAATTGTACTGCTGCTCAAGAAGAGGCTATTGCTAACTCTTTGGCTATTGAGGTTATGGCGATTTACGCTGCTGACCGCGCTCCTAGCCCACAATTACTTGCTAAGGCTAGGCAGAGTAAACGTGCGCTAAGGAATCAAGCTGCGGCTACGGCTAAAAAGACCTTTCCATCCACCCTTCCGAGGGGCGGTGGTAACACTCGCAGATACACAAACGATGTTTATACATTCTACTCTAATCAGCAGCCTTTACGCGTGGTTTTGAGTAACAAAGAGCCGTTATTGGATAACTACGGCAATCCTTTATATTTTGATGCAACGACTTGGAGAAATACATGAGTCAATTACCAGACGTTCCTGTAGTAGATTCAACACAGTCTACTGATAACGTACTTTTAAACCGTGGCCGTCAGACTCGCCAAGTGCCAGTGTCTACGCTTTTGTCTGGTGTGGGTGGTGAATACACCATTGAGCAATATACAGCTACATCCAACTACACATTGCCCGACACAACGGCTGATGAGGTATGGGTGTTTATTGATGGTGATTCGTATGATCTGACCATCCCTGTGGGTAGTGGTATTGCAACCGGCACTAAGTTCAAAGTCTTTAATACCTCTAACGCTACTGAGATTACTATCAATGAGGCGAGTGGTGCGACTTTGGAAAACTTTAGTGGTGCTTTGGTTGGCGCAAGCAACTCCGGCCTTTGTTATGCCTTTGCTGAGTTCTACAAGAAAGACACAGCCACATGGTTTGCCTTTGGTGACTTAACAGGCGCTCCATAAGGGGGTAGCATGGTAACGCTTCCTTTTACGGATGGTTTCTACAATCTACCGAATACCTCTATCTCTGCCCAGAGGTGTGTAAACTGGTTTCCGACTAACGCACAGTCAGGTGCAAGGTCACAGGCTCAGTTATTGGGTATTGAGGGGATCCGCACTCTAGTAGATTTGGGTGGAAAGATTCGAGGTTCGATCTTCTTTCAGGGTGCAATGTATTACATAGCGGGTACTGACTTTGTACGCGTTGATGCTACGTTAACTGTCACGACTATTCAGGCTAATGCAGTACCAGGCTTCTCCCGTTTGATTCTAGCGGAGAATGGCGTTTCCATTGCTATTGTTAACCCTAATGGTGAGTCATACTTCTATGACCCCGATGGCGGCTTTGCGCAGATTACCGATGCTGATTTCATATCTTTAACTGACCAATACGGAAGGCCTTTAGCGGTTACTTTCTCTGATGGTTTCTTTGTCTTTAACACTGAGAAGATTCTATTTAACTCTTCCTTAAAAACGAAGAAGAAGGGGCAGAATTTCAACGCTCTTGAATTTGTTGAGGCAGAGCAATTTACCGATGACTTGGTTAGGGTTATTTACTCACAAGGTAACTTATATGCTTTCGGGGAGGTTTCCTATGAAATCTATCGTCTTAAGCCTACCTCCACAACGGGTGAATTCCCTTTTCAGCGTGTATCTACACAGAATAATGAGTACGGCCTGAGCGGTCGCTACAACGTCATAGACGCTAACTCTGCTCTGTACTTTGTAGGCGTAACGAAAGCGAGTAAACCCGCTGTATGGATGTTACAAGGCGCTACAGTAAGCAAGATTAGTACTGATGCTGTTGACTATTTGATTGACGGCAAAACTAATGCTTCTTTTGCATGGGCTTATTCTTTAGGCGGTCACTTCTTTAGAGGTTTTACCTTCTCTGATACGTCTTTGGTTTATGACTCAGCTACCCAGAAATGGCACGAAAGGCAGTCGGCTAGATATACAACGGGCTGGCAGGTTCAATTCATTGATCAAGCCTACGGTTTTCTATTGGCCGCTAATGATACGGGTTTGATTGGTGCGATTGAGCAAGAGACTTTTACCGAGTATGGGGAGACGATTTACGATTACTTCACTACCCAGCCCTTTGCTGATCAACAGAAAGGCTTTTCGCTACATAGATTAGAGATGGTTAATCAGTCAGGGGTGGGAAATGACGATATTGAAGAACCTACTATGGCATTTAGCTTCTCAGATGATGGGGTGGAGTTTAGTGATGAGCGTTATCGTTCACTAGGTAAGCGTGGTGAGCGCTCCAAGCGTCAGGTGTGGCGTAATCAAGGGCGCTTTAGCCAAGATACTGTATTAAGGTGCGCTGTATCTGCTCCGTGTCGTAAGGCTGCTATTGCTATGGAGGCCGTTTTCTTGTGAGTGAGGAATTATTGCCCACCCAAAGAGGGGCGACAATAACAGGGAGCGGTGTTGCAGAGCAGGAGTTTCAGGTCTGGATTGAGGATATTACGCAGTGCGTTAACGACCTATCAACAGGTGAGGCCGGTGGTATCACGATTAATAGCATTCCTGATATTCGTAACCTTACGTTACAAGGGCGCTCTACAGAGACAACTAACCCTAATTCTGATACAATTATACACACTCACTTTGAGAACTTTAGTTATGAAACTATACCTCTGGGTGAAACGGTAACAGTTTACGAAAATCAAGAGATGGTTTTGGTTTCTGACTTAACCGTTGAGGGTGATTTGGTCTTAGAGGGTGATGTTGCTTTTGCTCCCGAGTCTAGTGTTTACAGTATGGATAACATCGGTAGTGGTGTTGGTGTATACAAGAATACTTTAGGCAATGAGTTCCGCTTAAAAAGCTTTGTTGCGGGTTTGAATGTGACCCTAACTGAGAATGCGGATGATATTGAAATCTCTTCCACGGATTCGGGAGAGGATAATACAGCGTCTAACGTAGGAAGTGGCGCAGGTGTATTTAAGCAAAAGGATGGTGTTGACTTAGAGTTGAGGTCGATTGTTGGTGGCGTAGGAATAACGGCTACCGAGAATGCAGATGATATAACAATCTCTTTAACTGATACGCCCTTTGAGTATTCGTTTAACAAGGTTGTTGGTACGGGTACAAGCTCGGTAACTGGCACTTTGGCAGAGATAGATTGGAATGCGTCTGATGACTCGAGTGGGTCTGATGTTAGTTATGCCGGTGGTAATCCTGAGAGGTTAACGGTTAACTCGGATGGTGTTTATAAGGTTGCGGCTTTTATCACTATTCAATCAGGCGCTCAAAGACCGCAGGTTGCGGCAGAGATTTTTATTGATGGGACTGCTACGGGATTTCAGCGTGGTGGCTCTTATATTAGGAATAGTGGTATTTCCTATGACTATTGGACTATCGAGGTGGCAAGTGAGCCGTTTAGTTTAACGAGTGGTCAATATGTTTCTGTAGGTGTTGGCCAAGTAACTGGAGGCACTTATGGTTATGGTGGTACAGCAACGATTAATTGTGACCGTAGCGTATCTAAGTTTTGGGTTGAGAGAGTGGCTTAATGTCTAGTGTTAACTTTCAATGTTTAAGTGAGACTCCTGATTCTCCTGATAGTGGGAGGGTTAAGCTATACGCTGACTCTAACTGTGCGCTATTTATTGTGTCCAGTGATGGCTCTGTAACACCTGCGAGTGGCCAGGGCTCATCTAAAACGGTAGATGAAGATTATGCGGTTCAACCAGAGGATTACGTTCTGCGCGTCACTGGTAATAGGACTATCACACTTCCCGCAACGCGCAGCAATGAGATAACTGTTTATGCGGCAACGGGTTCGGTTACTTTATCTGAAACGCCTGAGAATCAACCAAATCCTATAACCATAGGTAACTCCTATACACTTATTTATGATGAGACGCTTGGCGGGTACTTTGTAAAATGACTTCTATTAGAGAGAAAGATAGGGATCGCGTTGTATTCGTCTCAAACGGTGGCGATGACAATGACAATGGTAAGAGCGAGTGCTTTAGTCAGCAGACTTTAGCCACAGCAACGGCTACAGCGGCAGCGCAAACCCCAACGCTTGCAGACCCCGTATTAATTCGCGGGCTGGATGGGTCGCGCTATGTTGAGACGTTTAGCCCTCCTGATTACACGCGGGTGAATATGGAAGATGCCTCTATAACAGGTGCTGTTGAGCTTCCTGAGTCGGCTTATGTAAAGCTAGCCTCTGTGGTAACACTTACTGGCGTTGCTGATCAAAATGGTGTTACAACAAATGGTAAATCACAAACCTCTATTGAGGCTTTTGGTATATTTACTAACGGCACAAACAATATCGGCTACGATATTTCTGGTACTTCTTCAGATATTTTTTGTAGGGTGGGTCAAATTGCTGTAAACGCTGATGACTCAATCGGCCTCAACTATACATCATCGGGAACACCGCGAAGATTATCTGTTAATGAGATTAATTTAGGTAATATATTTACCGGCACAACGCCTACAAATTGTGAGGGCATTCATTACGAAACAACTAACCCCTCAGCGCTAGTTGTTGAAGGTTCGTCTATTACTCAAAATGGCACTGGCAATATGGCTATTCATGTAGTTGATGGCCGTATCGTGACATTGATCCCCGATATTGAGATGGGTGCAGATACCGCCCTTTATATTGAAGCTGATGGGGTTTTATCGCACCAAGGGGCGCTACTTGAGGGTGAGGTTATTAATGATGGCCAAGCGCAAGTTTTTAGTCAGAAGGTTACTGGTGATTGGACAATAACGAATGACTTTTCCTTTTTGGGTCAAGAGCATGATGGCGACATTACTCACTCTTCAGGTGATTTTAATTATTCATGCCAGAAAGCCACGGGGGATTACACGATAACAGGGGCGGTTGGGCAGTTACACGTTCAAGAGCTTACTGGTGATATAACCGTTAGCGGGTTATCTACCGCATTTATTGACTGTCAGTTGATGCAGGGCGATATAGCCAACAATACATCAGGCTCAATACTGGCTTATAGCACTCAAGGGCATACCGGAAATATTAATCTTAATGAAGGTAATAACCTAGTTAGCGCTCAAGGTGTTGTTGGGAGTATAAATGCTGATGCGGGGATAAATAGATTTAATGTTGGCGTTGTAACAAATGATTTCACAGTAGGCGCTAGTGCGGATTGCAAGGGCTATATAACTGAGGTTCAAGGGACTATTACGATTGACCCTGCTGCCACTCTTGGGATGGAAATTGATGGTATTAAATACGGCTCATGGGAAGATACTAGTGCGAATAACTACGCTTTAACTTTCTTGAGAGATGGGACTATTCCGACAAGCTATGAAACGGTTGGCACAGTAACGATTGATACCACTACTGACTCTGTAGACCCTTCTGCTACGACTACGGGTGTTCAGGGTAGCTATGAGCAAACAACGGGTGCGAGTCGTACAGTTAATTTTAGATTGATAGATGCTGATAATTCTACTATCTACTATTCCGGTTCAAATGTGAGTTCAGGTGCTTTGGTGCGTAGGTATGTAGATTTAACTTTACAGAATGCGCTGCCGAGTAATCAGGTGGTAAGAATGTTATTTCAAGCGCAAAGAAGCAGCCCGGGTGGCGGTGTAAATGGCGCGGGTGGCTTAATAGAGATTAAGAGAGTTTAATTATGGGTTGGTTAACTGAAACAACAGACGCTTTAGGGCTAACAGACGTAGAGGGGGCTAAAGACGCTGCTACGCGTTCTAGTCAGGCTTTACAGGCTGCGGGTCAGCAAGGTATTGAGACTTTGCGAGGTTTCTACAGTGACGCTCAGGGCAATCTAGCCCCTTATATGCAAGCGGGTACGGGTGCTTTAGGGACTGCGGTTGATCTGTTAGGAGGCCGTAGATTTGAAAAGACTGCTGCTGAGCAACAAATGATTGATGACGCGTTAGAGCGTGTTAATCGTGAGGCTGCTTATTCCGGTGGTTTGGGTGGTGGTCAACGTCTTAAGAGGTTGTATCAGACAGGTTTAGGTACTGAGGCACAGATTCGCGATAACTTAATTGCACGTCAGTTAGGCGTAGCGGGCATGGGTCAAAGTGCTGCGAGTAACTTAGCGGGTCTAGGTATGGGTGCGGGTCAAGGTATTGCCGGACTTCAGACTGATATTGGCTCTGCTCAGGCTTCGGGCATTTTGGGTCGTCAGCAAGCGGGCAATCAGGCTACCGAATTATTAATGCAGGGTCTTGGTGCTGCTGCGGGATTTGCAATGGGTTAATATTATGGCTTTAGATACAAGACTTCCATTAGTAGATGTTTCCGCTGACTCAGCAGGGGCTTTAACTCAGGGCGCTAATTTAGGTTTAGGTTTATCCCGCGCTTATAGTCAGGCGAAGGATGCTCAAGCACAGCGTAAAAGAATGGGTATAGAAGATGCTCAAAAAAACGCAATGAGCGTATATTCTGTCCTTGGTGATGAGGAGATTAACAAGGATAACTATGGAGATATGGTTGGCCGCATGAAGGCGGCAGGTATACCGCTAGAGGCTGATGATGAGGAGTTTTCTGATATTAACCTTCAGCAAATAAACTCTATGCGCGAAGCGGGGCGCGGTTTAACTCGCGCAGGTCAGCCGCAAGAGGCTAAAGTTGGCCGTTATCGCTCTATTGATTTGGGTGATAGAGTTATCTTGTTTGACTCTGTAACATCTGAAGTTGTTAAGACTGCCGAGAAGGGTGTTAGTGACTCGGATCAGCAGATTGCAGACTTGAAGGCGCAAGAGATTGAGTTAAGTAAGCAAGCCAAGCAGCAGCAAATTGAGGCTAAAGAGGCTGAAGAGGAAAGGAAGGCACAAGAGGCTGAAGTTAAAGCACAGGAGGCTGAGAAGGCTGCGCAGAAGTCTCAAATGCAGACAGAAGAGACGTTAACCACCATCGACACAATTCTAAAAAGCCCTGCGTTTGAGGATGTGGTTGGTACTGGCGTTCGTCAAAGATTCCCTACATGGAGCGCTGAGTCACAAGATTTAATTAACGACTTTGATAGACTTGTTTCATCCTTGACTGCTGAGAACTTGGATTTATTATCAGGCGTCCTTTCTGATACTGATATTAAGCTGTTAAAAGACTTAAGCTCCGGAATTAACCTAGTTCCTGATAGCGATGGGAAAACCAAGTATGTTGGCGGTAGCCCTGCGGGTGTTCGTGATAGATTGGTTAAGATTGCTGAGAAACTACGCACAGTTGAGATGCCAAAAGAGCAAACTGCTGAGAAGCCACTTACCGAAATGACACTCGATGAAAGACGCGCTAGACTTGCTAAACTTAAATCAGAGGCTCAATTATAATGGCTGATAAAAAGCAGTTAGAAGAGATAATTATGCTTGCTGCGGAGCTTGGTGATAAAGATACTGAGATTGCCGCGCTTGAGCAGTTAATTGCTATCGAGGATGAGGAAGCAGCGCGTAAAGCTACTGAGGCTGAAAGGATTGCTCGTGTAACAGGAGGTGACACTCGCACTGCTGATGAGCGCAGAATGGGGCAAGAGGTTTCTGCTGCGGAGGCTTTTCAGTCTAGCCTTGGCAGGGGTTTTGCTAAGACGGGGCGCGGCATTTCCACTTTATTTAATCAAGCTCAAGAGTTAGTTGGTTTTGATCAATCGGAAGATTTAGCGCGTTTGGAGCGTGAGCGTGAGCAAGAAAAGCAAGCTTTTGAGGTTGTTGAGGAAAAGCAGCCTATAGCCGCGACTGCCGGACAGTTGGTTGGTGAGATTGCCGCTACCGCTCCGCTTGGTATGGGCGCTGCTGCGGGTGCTGCAAAGTTAACCCCCGCTGCGGGTCGCTTGGCGGGCTTGCTCCCTGCTGCTACTGCGGGTGGTGTCGAGGGGCTAGTTATTGGCGCTGATGAGGGGCAAGCATTGACGGGCGCGGGGATTGGTGTTGCTGCCGGTGGTCTTACTGAGCTTCTACTACCTAAGATTGGGCGCGTTGCTAGAAGATTGTTTGGTAAAAATGCTCCTGATGCTGCTCAACTGGTTGTACAACTCCCAGACGGCTCTATTCGCCCTACTGTTGAGTTTGATGAGGCGCTAAAGGCTGCGGGAACTTCTTTTGATAACATCACTAAAGAGGGGTTAGAGGAAGCTCCTAAAGGTGTAAGCCCCTCTGAAATGGCAAGACGCGCCCTGTATGAAGCTGAAGGTATTACCCCCACCAAGTCTCGCATTACTCAAACCACAGATGATTTGCAGCGCGAGATTCAGTTATCCCGCCTCGGTGGTCAGGGTGGTCAGGATATGCGTGATGCGGCTGTTAGGGAGTCTCAGCAGATTAGAGAAAGGTTAAACTCTCTAGCTCCACAGTATGGTTTGCCTGAAAATGCGGGCGGCTCGATTAAAGATGCTTTAGATGGGCTTAATTCATCTATTCAATCACAAAAGAGTGATGCTTATAAGGTTTTGGGTGAAATGTCTGAAATTGGCGGCATGGCTGCTGACGAGATTCCGGTATCTAGTATGGATATTAAGCGCTCGATTCTATCTGCTCAAAAGTACCTGCCAAATGCGGAAGCCGACAAGCTTGATGAGATTATGGCGCGCTATGGGTTGATTGGTGAGAAGCCGATTAACAAGGGTCGTTTTACTGAGGTGGTATTGGCGCGAGACGAGAGCGGTAATGTAATTGATAGTATTAACTTTAGGGGTGAGCCTGAGCGCTTAACCGTGGGTAGCCTTGAGGATTTTCGTCAGCAGTTCGGTAGAATCTTTAATATGCAAGACGCTAGGCAGGCTGCGGCATCCCGTGAGGTAGTTGGCGCTGTAGATGATGAGATTGATACCATCCTATCTAATGTGGGTGAGCAATCATTTAGCCAAGAGATTATAGATCAAGCTAAAAAAGCTAGAGGCTTGGCGAGAAAGCAAAAATTAATCTTCAATCAAAAAGACTTAGTTAATCGCTTAACGGGCAATAAGCCAGGAACAGTTACACCTCTTGTTGAGTCGTCTAAAGTCTATGATGAGATTCGTAGAGCTACTCCTGAGCAGTCACAAAAGCTATTCTCAGCGCTTCGCGGTGCGGGTGATAGTGGTCAAGAGGCTATCCAAAACCTTAAGTCTGCGGCTGTCGTTAATTTAATTGACGGAGGCTTTGAAAAGGGCGGCAAGATTGGCATGGAAGGCACTGAAGAGATTTTAGAGTTTAATGGCAAGCAATTTACTGGTGCAATTAATCGTTTTGGCCGTAAGAAGTTAAACGAACTGTTTAAAGATGAGCCGGAAGTGCTTAAAACAATCGCTAACCTAGAAGCTATCGGGAAGATTAAGCGCCCTGATAAATTTAGCGTTCAAAAAGGCTCTGCTCCCGACCTAATTAACGCTTTGATTTCGCGAGGCGGCAAGGCAAGTAAGATTGTGCCTTTTGTGGGTGAAACTATTGGTGAGGCTGCGGAAGATTTGGCGGCTAAACGCGAGGTTCGCGGTTTGTTAGATTTCGCGCCCACTGCTCAAGAGGTTGATGATTTTATATTCTTCAATTCACCTCGTTTACATAGATACATAACAGAAACAGCGCCTTCAGCAGCGGCCATCCCTGCTGTATCGAGCGGAACAGAGAGAGAATAACTATGGCTGTGCAATTAACGGATGCCTTTATCTACCAATTCAGTGACGCTGACGGTCTTTTGGTGGGCGGTAAAGTCTACTTCTATGAAGCGGGGTCTACCTCCACAACTCAGCCAATTTACCTAGATGCGGGTGAGACTACAGAGGCGGCTAACCCTCAAATCTTGGGAGATTTAGGCGACTTACAACAAGTCCTTTACTTAAATGGCGATTATAATATTGTCATAACGGATGCTGACGATGTTCAGAAATTCCAAAGGGATAACTTTGACGTAACAGCTTCTAGCGGTGCTGTACTTGATTGGATGCAAGATGCGCAAAGTGCCAAAGCGGTTATTGGCCGATGGACTACCGTAATCACCGCGGGTATTACTATTGCAGCGGGTGATGTGATTATAGGCGATTCAGCCGGAGCGGGTTTCTATGAGCTTCGCACAGGTGGTAATCCTGCTAATGACCCTGAATCTGATACTTACGATTCAAGCACAGGCGTAGGCACTGACTGGATTTCCCTCGCTATTGCTAACGCTCCTGTTGTTGTGCCGGATATTACTAACCT